CGATACGTATGATACTACTGGTATTCGAGAGGATTTGACGGATGTAATTTACAACATTTCTCCAGAAGATACTCCAATACTATCTGCACTTCCTAGAAGTGCGGCTAAAGGAACAAAACATGAATGGCAACTAGATGCACTTGCTGCACCTGCTGCTAACTCTGTTATAGAAGGTGACGATGCAAGTATTGATAACCTTAATGCTGGAGCTACAACTAGAGCTTTTAACTTCACTCAGATTCAAGATAAAGTAATTGCTTTGTCTGGAACTCAGTCAAGTGTAGACGCTGCTGGTAGAGCTGACGAAATGGCATATCAAATTGCAAAGAAATCTAAAGAACTTAAAAAAGATATGGAATTTGCACTAATCAAAGGTACAGTTCAAGAAGCAGGCGATGCTACTGATGCTAGAGATCTTGGTTCACTTCCAACTTGGATTAAGTCTAATGGTGATGCTGGTGCCACTGGTGGTTCTTTATCCACTGGCTCTGGTACTGATTTACCGAATTCAGGTGATGACAGAGACCTTACTGAAACAATCTTAAAAACTGTTATACAAGAAGTTTACACTTCTGGCGGTGACTTAGATTTATTGGTAGTTCCACCATCTGTCAAACAAGTAATCTCAGGATTCAATGCGAACACAACTCGTTTTGGCCCTGCTGATAAAAGAGTAGAATATGCAGCAATCGATGTATATTCATCTGACTTTGGTGACATCCAAGTAGTACCTAACAGAGTTATGGCAACGACTAATGAGAAACTTTGTTTCTTACTTCAGTCTGACATGGCTGCTGCTGCGTACCTAAGAGATTTCCAAATTGGCGATCTTGCTAAGACTGGTGACTCAGAGAAAAAACAACTTCTAGTTGAATGGACTCTGGAAATGCGTAATGAAGCTGCACACGGCATCATTCTCGACATTAACCAATAAGACTAATTAGGGGAGACTTAGGTCTCCCCTTTTATTAATAAGGAAAGAATATGAATAGTCCAACCACATTTAAACCAGGTGCTACCCAAACTGTAGCTGTAGGTACATCATCTGCTGCTTCAAATGCAATTAACGCACAAACAACTGCACTAAGAATTGTTGCTACTGTAGACGCTTTTGTAGAAATTTCATCTGGGCCAACTGCAAGTTCAGCTTCATTTATTTTACCAGCATTTACTGTTGAGTATTTTAGAGTTTCTGGTTCTGATAAAGTAGCTTTTTTAAGAGTAGGTTCTGTAACAGGAACTTCCAGAGTAACAGAACTAAGCCAGTAATGAGACCAGCTTTTTTTGGCATAAGAAGTCAAGACAGATACCGTAATCGTAGGACAGATGTGCCTAACGATGCTATTAACCTAGAAGATTTAACATACCTATTATTAGAAACAGGCGATAACATCATACGTGAAGATGGTGTAGGTGTTTCTTACTTTACTGATACTCCTATACAAAACTAATGGAGTTTAGTGAATTAGTAAATATTATAAAGAACAAAGAGCAAAGCTCTAAACAACAAATTAAAAACAAACAAAGATTAAAAGTTTTAAGAAAGAGGATTAAAAATGGCTGATAGTAAGATTAGTGCATTGACAGCATTGACGTCTGCTGCTGCTGCTGACGTATTACCTATTGTAGATACCAGTGCAACTGCAACTAAGAAAATGACTATAGAAAATATATTTAAAAACATACCTGTAAGTGTAGGTGTTAATGAAGGCACACCACTTGCTAAGTTGCACGTAACTAGAGATGCGGTAAATCATTCAACACAAAGTTCACTAGCACCAATATTTGTTGAAGATGATAATAGACCAGGTATTTTTTTCTCAGGTAATTTAAACAACATAGGTATTATACAATTTGGTGATAACTCATCAATTAATGCTGGTGAGATTTTTTATGCTCATAGTGATGATAAGTTTAGTTTTAGATGTGCAGGTACTGTACAAGCAACTTTAGCTGATGGTGTATTAGCACCAGAAACAGATTCAGATGTAGATTTAGGTACAACCTCTTTACGCTTTAAAGATACATTTGTAGATTCTATTACTGTTACTGGTGAAATTGATGGTGCTTCTCTTGATATTGAAGGCAATGCAGATATTAATGGTACTACAAACTTAGACGTAGTAGATATTGATGGAGCTGTAAACATGGCAACTACTGCCCTTGTTACAGGCGTGCTGACAACAACAGCAGCTACAGTTTTTAATGGTGGGTTTGCTAGTAATGCTGACTCTACTATGGGTACTGACAAGAAAATTCAATTTCGTGATGCTGCAATCCACATTAGCTCAAGTGCTGATGGACAGCTTGACCTTGTTGCAGATACAGAGATTCAGATAGCTGCTACTACAATTGATATTAATGGTGCTATTAATGCAAGTGGCGAAATTATTGCTGCTTCTCTTGATATTTCAGGAGCCATAGACGTAGACGGAACATCTAACCTAGACGTAGTAGATATAGACGGTGCAGTAGATATGGCTAGTACATTAACTGTAGCTCAAGCTATTAATGGCTCATTAAAAAGATGGACAGCTAAAACTTCTGCATATACTGCAGTAGCTGGTGATAGATTATTAGCTGATACAGCAACAACTGCTGCATTTACTATTACATTACCTTCAGCACCTGCTGTAGGAGATGAGATACATATATTAGATAGTGCTGCCAATTTTGATAACGCTAACTTAACAGTAGCTAGAAATGGTAAAAAAATACAAGGAGCAACTGCTGACTTAACTATTACTACAGAGAATACAGGTATTGGACTTGTGTTTATGTCTGACACTTATGGTTGGAGAATATTAGTAGATGCTTATGATGTAGATCCAACAGAGCTGTAATATGACAACTGAAATTTATAATTCACAAAATAAAGATATTTATGTAGATGAGGCAACGCATAAGTTAGTTATAAAAAAAACTCAAGATACTACTAATATATTAGCACAAAATAAAATAGCTCGTAATCACAGATCATTAGAACAAAAAGGTGAGTTTCAACGTATTGCACAAATACCCTTAATTGCATTACAAATAAAAACTAAAGAACGCTTTGGACATTCTAATTGGCATCAGTTGCACAAAGAAACACAACGTGAATTAATTAAAGGTATGGTTAATAGTAATGAATTTCAAAACTTTAGGGTTGGAGAGAAACGATTGTAATGGCTTTAAATAACTATTCAAACTTACAAACTTCTATTGCTAATTTTTTAGCACGTGATGATTTAGCTGCAGAGATTGTAGATTTTATTGCATTAACAGAAGCAGACTTTAACCGTAGATTAAGAATACGTGCAATGGAAAACTCTAGTTCTTTTACTATAGATTCTGAACAAGAAACATTACCTACAGGTTTTTTGCAAACAAGAAGTTTTGTTTTAACAACTAACCCTAAAACTGCATTACAATTTATGACTCCGTTTCATCAAGCAGAAACACAAGGTTCAAATGAAAGTGGTAGACCAAGAGCTTATTCTATAGAAGGCACTAACTTTAGATTTAGTCCTAAACCTGATGCTACCTATACAGCTAACATAGTTTTTTATAAAGCCTTTGATACATTAAGTTCATCGGTAGCAACTAATCATATTTTAACTACCCATCCTGATGTTTATCTTTATGGTGCGTTATATTTTGCTAGTACATTTATTCGTGGTATGGATGGACAAACAGTAGCACAATTTAAAGGTCAATACGAAGCTGCACTACAACAAGTAGAAATGGCTGATGAAAAAGACAAATATAATGCTACTCCATTAGTTCAAAGATCAGGTATTAATATTAATAATTTTGATAACGTATAATGCAAGTTCCTTTTGCAGAATGGTTACCTGACCTACCAACTCATTTAAATCCTGGTGCTACAGAAGCTACTAACGTATTTCCTGCAGTAAACAGTTACCGACCATTTAATGACATAGCAGTTACTTCAAGTAATGCTGTTACTGCAAGATGTCAGGGTGCAAGAGCTTTTAAATCAGACAGTGGTGCTATATCTATTTTTGCAGGTGATGCTACTAAGTTATATAAACTAACATCTAACGCTTTTGTAGATGAAAGTGGTGGTACTACGTTTAGTTTTTCTGCTGAGTCCTATTGGGATTTTGCTAGATTTGGTGAAGTAATTATTGCTTTTAATGGTGACGATGCTCCGCAAGCATGGACATTAGATTCATCAACTGACTTTGCTGCATTAGCAGGTTCACCACCAGCATTTAGACATGCTGCAGTTATTGGTAATTTTTTAGTTACAGGCTTTCAACCTGCTGCACAAAACAAAGTACAATGGTCTAGTTTTAATGATCCGACTTCATGGACTGCAGGTGTCAATCAATCTGACTCTGAAGTATTACCTGAAGGTGGAGTTATTACTGGTGTTACTGGTGGACAGTATGGACTAATATTTCAAGAAGATCGTATCACTCGTATGGATTATCGTGGTGGTAATGTTGTGTTCTCATTTAGACGTATAGAAGAAAACAGAGGTGCGGTACAAGGTAAAAACGTAATACAAGTTGGTAACCTAGTGTACTATCTATCAGAAGATGGTTTCTACGTAACTAACGGTACGCAATCACAACCTATTGGTGCAAACAAAGTAGATCGTTTCTTTTATAATGATTTAAAGTTTGAGTTAAGAGAACGTGTTAGAGCTTCTTACGACCATGAAAACAAATTAGTTATGTGGTCATATCCATCAGCTACAGGTACAAACGCTGGCATCCAAAACGATAAGATTATTATTTATCATCTTGCTAGTCAACGATGGTCGTTAGTAGAACTAGATCACGAAGTTATTATTGATTATTTATCACCTGGATTTACATTAGATGAACTAGATGATTATCCTACATCAGGTGCAGATGATTTAGATGCTATTAGCATATCTTTAGATAGTGCAGCATTTATTGGTGGACTGAGAACATTAGGTGTATTTAACACTTCACATTTTCTTGGATCTTTTGGTGGTGATGCTTTAGCAGCATCTATTGGTACTAATGAAACTGAAATATTTCCTATGCATAGATCACTAGTTACACACGTTAGACCTATAGTAGATACAAGTTCTGCTACAGGTACAATAAGTTTTCGTAATAGAGTTGCTGACTCTAGCACGACTTCTAGTGCGTCTAGTATGCACGCTACAGGAACGATACCGTTTCACAAATCAGCAAGATATTTTAAATTTAACTTACAAATACCAGCAGGTACCACTTGGTCAGATGCACAAGGTATTGATGTAGAAGCTATCAAAGAAGGATATAGATAATGGCAATACAAGGAGGTGGTTTTTTAGCACCAAACCCAAACGAAATAGATCAGTTATTTAGACCAATTAATGGATTAAGGCCAGCTCGACCTGGCGGTCAGTTTGTTCAATTTGGTCAACAATCACCAATACCTATTTCTAGTGATCCAATGCCTAACAACAATCCTGGAGCTGGTATTTCACCACAAAGCCCTTATGTTAATGAAAGTTTTGTTCCTGATAACAGTACATTTATTCCTTTACCAGATCCTAGATTTGGAACAGGAGGGTCAAGAATAGGCGATCCTTCTGTGCAACCTACATTAATACAAAATCAAATGTTTCAGCCACCCATGCAACAACCTGTGCAAAATCAAATGCCTGTTGCAAATTCATATTTAGAACAGTTACAACAATCTGCAGGCTTACTTAATGGTCAAATACGAAATGTAGTTCCTCAAAATAGATTTGTGGGAAACCAATTTGAAATGCCTTTTAATTTCAATAATCAAAGTGGATTTGGTAGTACTTATAATCCAAGTAATTTTAATTACACACCACAACCATTTAACCAATACGGTAATGTACCTGTAACTGGTAACATACCGTCTAACGTATCTACTACTACAACTATGAATGATCGTGAAGGTCGAAGTGGTGAACGTGGTTCTTTTGGAAATCAAGATAATATAAGCACTGAATTTGTAGGTAACAGAGGTTATAGAATTGGTGGAGATGGTAGAGTAGAAGAATTAGACCCTGAATCTCTTGATTATAAATTTAATAAATTTGCATTTGATGCACTTAACTTAGCAAAAATAAATCCTCTTAACCCATTAGGATACATAGATAACATGTCACAAAGATTAGATCCTGATATTATGTCACAAATACAAGGTTTTGAATCTGCAAATCCACGTAGTTTAACATATGGAAAAGGAATAAACCAAGCTATAAATGAAGTTTTTGGTAGTAATTTACAAGGTGCTTTAACTAATAATCCTACAGGCGGTCTTACAGAAACTCAACTACAAGGATTGATAAACACCCCTTCACAAAATTTAAGTTTACCACAGCCAACAACTGTTGCTGATTTGATAGGAATGACTCAAGGTTTAAATACAGGAGGTGGCGGCGGTGGCCGTGAAGGTGGAGCTGGCAGCAGTGGTTCAAATAGAGACGGAACAAGCGGTTGTTTTGTTAAAGGCACTATGATCCAAATGGCTGATGGTACTGAAAAAGAAATAACATCTATTAATGTAGGTGAAGAAATTAAAGGTGGTGTTGTAGAAGCAAAAACTGAATTTATGCCACATAGAGTATATGACTATAAAGGTATTAAAGTTTCTGGATCACATTTAGTTATGGAAGATGATGAAATGGTTACTATTGAAAACAGTAAACATGGTGTTCTCACAGACATAATTGAACCTGTATATGTATTTGAAACATCAGGTAGAAGAATGTGGATTAATAACATTGAGTTTGGTGATTATATGACAGGATCTGATAAACAATGGGAACCTCATGTAGAAGCTATGCGTCAAACAATTAATAGAGAAATTAGAGATGGCAAGTAAGATAGACCTACAATACATCTATCAAAACATTGACTCAAGTGAGGAATTTCAATTAATTGTAGAAGAACTAACTAATCAACTAATACGTTATCACAACGATGAAAATCAGGAGGTTACATCATGGTTTCTAGCTTAGATCAATGTAAGAATTGCGAACATAGTTGTCATTGTGGAAACAATGGTGTCTGTGTAACTTGTAAATGTGCGAATTGTGAACATAATGCTCTAGATGAGTTTCACAAAAATCTTAGTGATGGTTTTAAAGAAAGTGTTGAGTAATGGCTCATACCTACAAAAATGCAAAGGTAGATCTAACTACAACTAATGCTACAGCATTAATTACTGTAGCTAGTGGTACTACTGTTATTGTCAAATCTATCATAATATGCGAAGATAGTAACAATGATGATAGTGTGTCATTAACCATAGTAAATGGTGATGATACGTTTCAGTTTTTAAAAGATGCATTCGTTGGAGCTAAAGCTACTATACAAGGTATGGGTGGACACAACTCTACATTAGTTTTAACTACAGCAGACGTATTAAAAGCAACTGCTACAACAGCTAATAGACTACACGTTATCACAAGTTATTTAGAAATTACATGATCGGCATAGTACAGATACCACAAAAAAATATAGAGTCAGTATGGAACTTAGTAGATGATTCGATCACTAAGGCATTAGCTTATTCAGGACATCATTACAATACTAAT